ATCCGGCAAGAACAGGTTATGCAGTCCGAACACTATAAAGAACTTGGCGCGGCCCTCGGCTTTGACCTAAACGTAGACGGCTCGCAGATAAGCGGCGAAGATGTTTTCGACCTAAGTAAAAATAGTAATCCCGTAATTAGCCTGATTAACTTAGCCCGTTTACGCAAAGTCGGCCTACGCGAGCAGTATAACCAAAGCGAAATCACCGAGCCTTGGAACAAGGTCAAGTACATAGCCGACAGCCTCGTTGAATATAAGAACCGGTTCGAGCTCTACGACTTTACGGATATGCTGGAGGTGTTTGTAAGAGAGGGCGCGGCCTTCTGCCCACGGCTCGCGGTCACCTTTATCGACGAAGCGCAAGACTTGTCGCCCCTACAATGGGATGTAGCGCACGTTTTAGAGCAGCATTCCGAAAAAATATACTGCGCTGGCGATGACGACCAAGCCATTTACCGCTGGGCAGGTGCAGACGTGGAGCACTTTATCGGCCTTAACGGCGGTTACGAGGTACTAGAGCAGTCCTTCCGCGTTCCCGCTTCTGTGCACCCACTAGCCGAACGTGTAGTCCGTAGGATTAAAAGGCGCGTCCCTAAAAACTATTTGCCGCGCAAAGACCACGGCGCGGTAGAGCGCGTGACAGACGTGTCGGCTATTAACTTTTCGCAGGGATCGTGGCTCGTGCTAGCCCAAGCCGCATACTTCCTCTCTGACGTTCAAGCTGACTTACGCGGCCGCGGCCACTTATTTAGCTACCGAGGTAAGCGATCCGTGCCTGAAAGCATTAGTGTTGCTGTCAACGGATGGGAACAGTTAAGAAAGGGTAAACAAGTTACGGGGGAGACTGCACGAGCCGTGTACAGTTATATGTCAGTTGGAGACAGAGTCAAGCGAGGATTTAAAAAATTACCCGCTTTAGATAATGATGACTTGGTTACACTCGATGAACTGATCGCGGATCACGGCCTTCTCGAACTGGTGCATATTATAGGCACCTCGAACCTCGAGGAAAACATCCGTGATTGCGTTTGGCATACAGCAATGGATAGACTGCCCAGTGCCGACCGTGCGTACATCACGGCTCTACTCCGGCGGGGTGAGAAATTTAACGCCGAACCCCGTATACAACTGTCCACGATCCACGGCTCTAAAGGCGGTGAAGCAGATAACGTGGTCTTATTTACCGGACTATCACCGGCTGCGGCAAAAGCGGCTGAACTCGCGCCAGACGATATACACAGAGTATTTTATGTCGGGCTCACCAGAACTAAACAGAACCTCTTTTTAGTTGAACCAGAAGACGCAACAAAGGCTTATTTCATATGAGCATCATTCAGATACAAGATTACATGATAAATGTGAATTATGAGTGTGTGGAATGTGGCAACAAATGGAACACTTGGCATAGAACACCTGACGACTGGTATGAAAAGACTTGGGCTGGATACACCGCCGCAAACGTCGATGCTTGTCCTAAATGTAATAAAATCAACCCACCTGAAGGGGACAATATACAATGAACAGAGAAGAAATTTTAGACACCGCCGGAGATTTAATTAACGGCGATCGCGCAAAAGATTACGGCGATGCTCACAAAAACTTTCAGGACATAGCCAAGTTGTGGTCTGTGATTTTAGGAACAGAGGTGACGGAGCAGCAGTTTGTGCTCTGCATGATTATGGTAAAGGCCGCACGTCTAATGAAAACAGATCACGAGGACTCGTGGATTGATATCTGTGGCTATGCTGCGCTGGGCGGAGAAGACCTTATTTCTGATACGGAACTTTTTTAATGAGTTTGCAAATGACAATGTTCGGTCCCAAGAGTGAATGGGTTCCACCCGCAGAACTACCTGACATCTTCAGCGCAAAGCAAATCGCTATCGACGTTGAAACTCGTGACCCCAACATCAAGACCAACGGGCCCGGATGGCCGACCGGTGATGGCGAGGTTGTAGGCTACGCAATAGCTGTTGCAGACTGGGCTGGATACATACCTATCCGGCATCTTGGCGGCGGTAACCTAGACGAGCGGATCGTAAACAAGTGGCTTAAAAAAGTGTTCGAGTGTCCCGCTGATAAGATCATGCACAACGCACAGTATGACGCTGGCTGGATACGCCGGATGGGCTTTGAGCTAAACGGGAAGATCATCGACACAATGCTGGTAGCTGCGCTGCTAGACGAAAACAGATTTAGCTACAGTCTGAACTCACTCTGTTACGAGCTTCTGGGTAAAATTAAGACAGAGAAAACGCTGCAAGAAGCGGCCAGAGAGTTTGGGTTAGACCCTAAAGCCGATATGTGGAAGATGCCTGCAATGTATGTCGGCCCCTACGCACAAAACGACGCAGAAATAACTTTGGAATTATGGAATTATTTGTCCACACAGTTAACCAAGGAAGACTTGTGGCATATCGCTGAACTAGAACTAAAACTTTTACCGTGCCTGATCGACATGACTTGGCGCGGTGTTCGCGTTGACCAAGACCGCGTAGAGCGCACAAGGAACGCCTTAGTTAAAAAAGAAAAAGATATCGTAAAGCAGATAAAGCAAGTTGCGGGCAAGGACGTGGAATTATGGGCGGCTGCGTCAATCGCCAAAGCTTTTGACAGTCTGAGCATCCCGTATCCAAAAACAGAAAAGGGCGCACCGTCCTTTACTAAATCGTTTTTATCTGACCACCCGCACGAGCTAGCCCAGCTAATCGTGCAGGCGCGTAACTTAAACAAGACCAGCGGCACGTTTATTAACACTATTATGAAGCACTGCCGGTCAGACGGACGCATTCACGGGCACATCAACCAGATTAGGTCTGACGACGGCGGTACGGTTTCGGGGCGCATATCAATGTCAAACCCAAATCTACAGCAAATCCCCGCCCGCGACCCTGAACTCGGGCCGATGATCCGTAGCCTATTCCTACCAGAAGAAGGCGAGCAGTGGGCTGCGATTGATTTCTCGCAGCAAGAACCGCGCATCTTGGTTCACTATGCACACCTTTATAACAAATCACGCGGCATAGAAATGCGCGGCGTAGAGGAGTTTGTAAATGCTTATAGACATGATCCTAATATGGATTTTCATACGATGGTAGCAGAGATGGCAGATATCCCACGCAAACAGGCAAAGACGATTAACCTTGGTATGATGTACGGGATGGGCGTGAACAAGCTTTCCGATCAGCTAGCCATCGAAGTAGACGAAGCAAAAGACCTAGTTAAGCAGTACCACGAGCGCGTTCCGTTTGTTAAAGGATTGATGAACGGCGTACAGAAACGGCTCAATGACCGCGCCAGCGGCGGCTCTGTCAGGTCTATCTTAGGACGTAAGTGCCGGTTTGACCTTTGGGAGCCCGATACATTTGCCATGAACAAGGCGTTGCCTTACCGCGAAGCGGTGCAAGAGTACGGCGAGACCACCAGACTGAAGCGGGCATACACCTACAAAGCTTTGAACCGGCTCATCCAAGCGTCGGCTGCGGACATGACAAAGCAGGCAATGGTGAATATTTATGAAACTGGGCGCGTACCCCTCATTCAAATCCACGACGAAATCGCAATTTCTGTGAAAAATCGTGAAGATGCCGCAGAGGTTGCCAACATAATGGAAAATGCTGTACCATTAGAAATCCCCAGCAAGTGCGATATTGAAATCGGGCCTAGTTGGGGCGAGGCAAAGTAACATGAGCAATGGTTTCGGCGTACCTTGGATTGATGCTATTCAGATAGCTTTATTACTTTTAATGTTGTATAAACTACAGAAGTAATGGTTTCCTCCCTAAACTCGCCCTGTACCTACGGTACGGGGCTTTTTTTGCTTGTTTTATCCCCAGTGCTCCTATATATTCGCTTATATCAGCACCATATGTAGGGGTTTTCTTATGGACATAACAAAATGGAAATCTGTTTTAGTACCGATCGAGGTATATGAGCAGATTAAAAGTCTCGCAAAATCGGAAGGGCGCACAATTAGTGGGCAGCTTCGGATAATGTGGGAAGTCTATAAACAGAATGGCTAAACAAACCGTCGTACTCGCTTTTAAAAAGCGTATTCGGCGAAAAGGCCGCCATAAGAAAAACCTAAATAAGCGGAATAAAGTTAAAACTTTTTTCGGTTGATATATTTTTTACCCTATGGTATGGGATAAATAATGTTAACTCTTATACGGGAGCCTAAAATGGATTACACAAAACTAATTGTCTCTACAATCGGGGACGTTCTTAACGATATCGACGAGCGTGGTGTGAAAGCCACGCCTTCTATGAAGCGGCTCGCGGCCTACGGCCTTCTGGTTGAAGCTGAATTGGATGAGCAGGAACAGAAATTTCCGGAAGACGTTCACTTCACCCCTGATGGTGGAATGTCTTTCGAGTTTATCCCAGAGTGGGCAAAAGAGCCAAAAGAGCCAAAATTAAAGCGCAAAAACGGCCGTGTAAACTGCAAGCAATGTGGTACGCGGCTCACGGGTCTTCAACGCCTGTTTTGTTCTAAGTCTTGCAATAAGCGCAATTGGGCAAAACAAAACCCAGATCGGGTCAAAGCGCATTATAACAACCATTATAAGAAGCAACGCGCTAAACAAACCCTCAAAATTGTAAAATGAGGACTTGCCCAGAGTGCGGGGGTTGGGGACAATGTGAATATGAAGTCGCCGTCCCCGCACCAATGGACTGGCGGGGCGGGGGGCTTGAAGACCGTTTAATGGAATGCGAACTTTGTGGCGGGTCAGGGGAGATTGAAGATGAAGAGACCGACGAATAGGGAATTACAGTATCCGCCCTCGATCTCTAATCAACCTTTCGGAGACGCCGGTAAGATGCAGGAACTGTTAAACAACAACCAATGCCCGCGCTGCCGAACAAGTTTAAAACCTGTTGAGGTACACGGCCATGTGCAATGCTCCGTGTGCCACCTTTACATCAACGAGTGTTGTCAGGGAGAGCAATGTGATTTGCCCGAAGTGTCAGGGGAAAAGTAAAGTCTATAATAGCAGGCCGCACGGGAATACCATTCGTCGCAACCGTAAATGCCTTACTTGCGGACATAAATACGCCACCCTCGAATATCTACAAGAAAAAAATAATACGGTTGTCGCTCCAGTAGTTGCCGCCCCTAAAGCTAAACCAGTGCGGCCGCGGAAACCGAAATACAAACCGCGGTTCATGGAGCTTGATTTTGATAGCATGAGCGATGAGGAACTGGAAGCAGCTATCTATGACGGGCGTTTATAATGCTGTTTTTCATAAAAACATATAATCTACGCAGTGGTTCCAAGACCTAGACTCTAGGTCATCTTTATCAAACTTGTTGGGCAAAAGTCTTTTCGTAATTTGTCCACGCAAGCATTCAACCGGTTTAAACAAAACCCGCTCCCTGTCCAAGGCAACAAACGCAACCACGTCGCAATGCTCTTTGGTCAGGGGCTTTTTCTTCCCGCTATATGCTGTAGAAAACTGATAACCACGAGTTGAGCCGTTTATCTTAAATTGGCTGGACTTGACCTGTAACCGAATAATTCCGTAGTCCGTACAAGCAACCACGTCAGTCGTTTCTAAATGTACGATTTCGCAAGACACTCCCAGCTTCATCAACCGAAGAAGACAAATCAACTCGCCCATTTTGCCCGCATTGAGTGCTTTGTACATAAGTCAGTTTTGCACAAAAATAATTGAAAAAAAACATTATTTATATGTTGCAATTCCCATACATTCGTATATATTCATCCTCGTAGAGCCCCCAAGCTTTACATTCCCGTAGTGTAGCCCCCAGAGTGATGCCGCTCTGGGGGTTTTCTTTTTCCTGTTGACAATATGTTGTCATTTATATTATATGAGAGATATCTTATATCACTACGGGAGATTGATATGCTTGTGTACCTTGCCACAAATTCGGTAAATGGGATGCAATATGTAGGTATTACATCTAAAAAATTGTCCGATAGAAAATACGGCCATTTAAAAATGGCAAAAGACGGTAAAGGCAGCCCCGTCAGTATTTGGGAAGCTATCCGTAAATACGGTTCGGAAAAGTTTGTTTTCAAAACAATTGAAAAAACAACGGATATTGAAAGCCTGCGACAACGTGAAATGTATTGGATAAACCGCCTTAATACGCTCACGCCGCACGGTTATAACCAGAACAAGGGCGGGTCAATCACCGCGGCTGACGAATACGCTAAAGAATACCGTATAAACGGAAAATCTTATTTTGGGTACGGGCAATTAGCTTTAGCCTTCGGTTTAGAGGAAGGGACAATCCGCGCTCGCGTAAAATATTCGGGGTGGACATTAAAACAAGCTGTTGGGCTTGCACCGCCGCCGGTACATACAAAGGAGGGGACAAAAATTACCTTCAAAGGTAAGACATACCCCTCTGAGCGTCACCTTTGTCGTGATTATAATGTCTGTAATAATGTGTTTCGGCAACGATACCACCACTGCGGGTGGACTTTAGAGGAAGCGTTAAACGTAGTAGATCGTAAAAAAAGCCGCCATGTGATAACCGTGTTTGGTAAAACTTTTGAAAGCAGAAGCCATGCCGCTAAACATTACGGCATTAACCCCAGTTCTGTAACCACCCGTATACGTAAGGGGTGGACGTTGGAAAAAGCTTTGACTGTAAACCTTCTGCAAAAAGGTCACAAAGAGCCTAGAGTATCTCGCATATATGTCATTCACGGGGTTACTTACAACTCCTACGCTGAAATAGGCGCGGCTTATGGTATTTCTGCAAGCGGAGTTGCGGGGCGTATTAATAAAAACAAAGGCAAACCCTTGAATGAAATATTCTTGAAAGGAGACAACAATGAA